TGCTAACATATCATAATTCTTTCGAAAGAGGATAAGAAAATGGCACTGACAGCTCCTTCTATGTCACCTGCTATCGTCGTCAGAGAAATCGACCTCACTGGTGTTGCACCAAACGTCGAAACTTCTTTGGCTGGCTTTTGCGGTGCATTTAAATGGGGTCCAGTGGACGTACCAACCCGAGTGCAAAATGAGGACGTACTGGCTACCAAATTTGGAACACCAGACACGGCTCAGGCTGTAGACTACTTCAGTTGTGCTCAGTTCCTGCGTTACTCTGGAAACCTTATCGTCAATAGGACGATACCAACTGGTACAATATCATCAGGCGACTCAGCAATGAATGCAAACATTGATGGCGCTAGTGGTGTACTGGTCAAAAACGAAGATCATTGGGAACAACAATCCCTAAGTTCTAGTCTTTATGCTAAGTATCCAGGCGAACTTGGCAACTCACTCAACGTATCAATCTTCTGTAGATCTTCAGGCGCTACTGACTCAGCTACATTGTCAGACTTTGAAGGTTGGGATTATGCAGATAGATTTGATGACGTTGTTGGAACGTCTCAGTGGGCAACTGATGCTCCTGGAACTAATAGCAATGACGAAATCCATATTGCCGTCATTGACTCAGACGGTCTTATTTCTGGTACAAAGGGTACAGTCCTTGAGACTTTTGCCTTTGTTTCAGTAGCACTTGGTGCTAAGACTGAAGATGGTGGTGACAACTACATTAAGAACGTATTGAACAACGGTTCAAATTACGTTTGGTTTGCTGATGCTGACTCTTCACTTTCTGTACTTGGCGCCAACGCCAACGTCACTAAGTGGGGTACTGCTCCAGCAGTTGGTACTACCACAGACTATGCCTCTCAGGTTACATGGTCTGCCGCAAATGCTAGTAACCGTCTAAGTGGTGGTCAAGATCACGGCGATTTTGATGCTGGCGATTATGGCACTGCATTCGATAAGTTTGAGGACGTCGATGAAGTTGATGTTCAAATTCTTATTGCTCCAGGAATGAACACTAAGACTGATCAAGTTACTGTTGTAAATGATCTCGTCGGTATCGCTCAATCCACTCGAAAGGATTGTGTTGTGTGTGCGTCACCAAACCGCGCAGCTGTAGTGAATAACATCACTCCAGTAACGGATACTTTGGAGACCACGGATGACTTTACCGCATCTTCATACTTAATCGTTGATAACAACTACTTGCGCATTTATGACAAGTACAACGATGAGTACATTTATATCCCAGCCGCTTCTACTACTGCTGGTCTGCTTGCAGCTACGGATGCAAACTTCGGACCATGGTACTCACCAGCTGGTGAGCGTCGAGGCGAATATACTGGTGTAACCAACCTTGCTTATAGCCCTAACAAGTCTGAGCGGGATTCACTGTATAAGAAGGGTGTAAACCCAATCGTACAATTCCCAGCTCGCGGTATTCTCTTGTTCGGTGACAAGACTAAGCAAAGTCGACCATCTGCGTTCGATCGAATTAACGTTCGACGTTTGTTCCTTGCTCTTGAGAAATCTGTCTCAATTGCTGCACGAAACTTCCTGTTCGAATTCAACGACGAGTTTACTCGCTCTGAGTTCGTAGCAATCGTTGAGCCACTCCTCCGTGAGGTACAGGCTCGTCGTGGTATTCAGGACTTCTTCGTACAGTGTGACGAGAGAAACAACACGCCAGAAGTTATCGACCGTAACGAACTGGTTGCCTCAATCTTTATCAAACCTGCTCGATCCATCAACTTCATCACTCTTAACTTCGTTGCTACTCGCACTGGAGTTGACTTTGAGGAGATTGTTGGGCGAGTTACTTTCTAACTTGAATTCATCTAGGAGACTATAATGGCAGTTTTAAGAGTAGATGATTTCAAAGGCAAACTGAGTGGTGGTGGTGCTCGTGCTAACATGTTCAATGTTATGTGCGAGTTTCCAGGTTACGCTGGTGGCGATAAAGAACTTACGAGCTTTATGTGCCGTGGTGCGCAGGTTCCAGGCTCTACTATCGCGGCTATTGACGTTCCGTTCCGTGGACGTATCGTAAAGTTGGCAGGAGATCGTTCCTTTGCTGATTGGACTGTTACGATCTACAACGACACGAACTTCTCAGTCCGTGACGCCTTTGAAAATTGGATGGACGGCATGAACTCGCACCAAGGAAACCTTGGTACGTTTGCCAATGATGCTGGTTCGACTTATGCAACTGATTGGGATGTAGAGCACCTCGATCAAACTGGTGCGGTCATTAAGACCTACAAGCTGCGAAATGCTTTCCCAGTTGATCTCTCTACTATCGAGCTTGCATATGATCAGGCTACTGAAATCGAAACGTTCACTGTTACAGTGGCATACGATTACTGGACTAGTAACACAACCTCGTGATCAGCTATTTAAGCTGACACTAGATATACGTGGGAGCGGTTCGCCGCCCCACGTTTTTCTCCACACAGGACACTAAGATGGCTGACGACGGATTTAAAATATTCGGATTTGAAATAAAGAGGAATAAGAAAGATGAAGCGGAACCATTACCTTCTGCTTCTGTAGTTCCTCCTGCTGATGATGATGGTGCTGGATATGTCACCTCGCCAAGTTATCACTATGGCATGTATGTCGACATATATGCTGACCTACACGTTAAAGATCAGATCGATCTTATCAAACGTTATCGTACCTCAGCGACTCAGCCTGAGGCAGACATGGCAATTGAAGAGATTGTCAATGAAGCAATCGTCATACCCGACGATGAAAATTGTGTAACCTTAAACCTTGATCGTGTTGATGTATCTGAAAGCATCAAGAAAAAGGCACAAGAAGAATTCGATGGGATTTTGAATATGCTCTCGTTTAATGAACGAGCACATGACATATTCAAGTCTTGGTACGTTGATGGTCGCTTATACCATCACATGGTCGTGGACACAAATAACCTGAAGGCAGGTATTCAAGAAGTCCGACCAATCGACTCAATTAAAATTCGCAAAGTAAAAGATGTCAAGAAAGATACTGACCCAAAAACTGGCGCGAAGGTAGTAAAGAAAGTTGATGAGTTTTATATCTTCAATGAAAATGCTGCAAAGAAATCAAAGCCAGGAGTGACTATTAACGACGGTACAAACAAGGCTGTTAAGCTATCAAAGGACAGCATCAGCTATGTCACCTCTGGTATGCTAGACGACACAAAGTCCAAAGTTGTTTCTCATCTTCACAAAGCAATGCGCTCTATCAATCAGCTGCGCATGATGGAAGACAGCTTGATCATCTATCGTTTGTCGCGTGCCCCAGAACGTCGTATCTTCTACGTTGATACTGGCAACTTGCCGAAGGGTAAGGCTGAAGAATATATCAACAGCTTGATGAGTCGATATAGAAATAAGCTGGTTTACGATCAAACCACTGGACAGCTGAAGGATGACCGAAAGCATATGTCAATGCTTGATGACTTTTGGTTGCCTCGTCGTGAGGGTGGTCGTGGTACGGAAGTGACCACGCTTCCAGGTGGTCAAAACCTTGGTGAGATTGATGACATTCGTTACTTCCAACGCAAGCTGTACCAGTCACTGAATGTACCAGTGTCGCGACTTGAGCAAGAGCAAGCATACTCACTCGGTCGTGCTACTGAAATCAACCGAGAAGAAATTAAGTTTCAGAAGTTCATTACTCGATTGAGAATGCGTTTCTCAAAGTTGTTTGTTGGCATTCTGAAACAGCAGTTAATCTTAAAGGGTATCATTACTGAGGCTGATTGGAACAACTCGTTTAACAATAAGCTGATGGTTGATTACTACAAAGACAACCACTACACCGAGCTGAAAGACGCAGAGGTAATGCGCGAGCGACTGAACCTTATGGATCAGGCGTCTCAGTATGTCGGTGAATACTTGTCCAAGGATTGGGCAATGAAAAACATTTTCCGTTTTGATGATGAGGACATCAAAGAAATGGAAGCGCAACGACAACGTGAAATTGATTCTGGAGAAGTTGACCCAGATAATAATGACGACGATCAAAACTCTAATCAGTGAGGAATATTATGAGCGAAGAAGCAGAAGTAGAAGTAACAGACACCCCTGAATATAGTGTTCAAGCTATGCTTGACGCTATTCATAACCAAAACCTCGTAACAGCCAGAGCCAACTTCGACGCAGTTATTCAACAGAAGATTGATACTGCAGTAGAAGCGGAGAAGGTTTCCATTGCAAATGCTGTTTACAATGGCCTTGAAGCTGAGGAGTCTGATGAAGAAGAAGTAGAAGTCGAAGCTAGTGCTGAAGCTGAAGAAGCTGAAGATACTGAGGAGGAGGACATTGAAGTAACTGACGCCGAAATCGAAGCAGAAATAGATGCTATTATTGCTGACGAAGAGGAAGAGTCAGAAACTGAAAATGTATAAATATTTCCATGAAGACTTTTACAGAGCTTCGAAATAAAAAATTAACGGGCAAAGTCGTGTTCGATAAGCGGATACGGCGTGTGCCCGTTAAGATTGTTAAGGACGTAAAAGGGTTCACCGCATACGTCGATGGTGATAAGTTAGACACCTATCGGTCGGAGCGTGAAGCCAAGAGGTCCGCTGAAACTGCAATCAAGGAACTAACATGAAACTAATTGCGGAATATAACGAGAACAGCCTTCAGTGTCTCGTAGAAGAGAAGAAGGATGGCAGCAAGAAATACATCATTGAAGGTGTATTCGCTCAAGCTGAACAAAAGAACCGCAATGGTCGCGTCTATCCAAGAAAGATTATGGAAAAGGCGGTTGGTAAGTATGTTGATGAGCAAGTTTCAAAGAATCGTGCGG